GCAACTAAATCCCAAGATTTACCCCCACCAGGTCCACCATAAATTAAACCATAATCACCACCACCTAATCCACCTTGAAGTAAAGTATTTAATACATCCCAAGGTGTAGGTACAGTTTTTCTACTTGATTCTCTATAACGAGATTCAATATCTTTTACATACTCATGACCTAAATTCTTGTCAGCACCTGCCTTTAAGGCATTATCAATTAAAATTCGAATATCATCATAATGACCACTTTTTAGTAAATCTACTGAGTCTATTAGTGCGTTTTTTAGTAATTGATTTTTACAGAAATTAGAAAATTCTTCCTCAACATATTCTTGATCGTCATATTGAGTAGTATAGATAAGTTTTAATTGTTCTTTTACTGCGGTTTGTAATACATCATTATCAATCTTTTTAACTTCAATTTTTAATGTATCAAGTGTAGGGCAACAATGATATTTATCAAAGTATTTTATGGTTTCAGTTAATGTCCATTTTATACCAGGGTGTTCGAAATGTGATTCATCTATAATATCTCTTACATTAAGTAAAAAAGCTTTATTTTTCAATAAAGAACTTATTACTTTAATCTGGAATGTAGGACCATAATCTTTTAAACTTTGAAATGCAACCATTTATATAACTTTTATTTTTTATGTTTATATTGATTAAGATATGAAAAATTATTCGAGAGCCAAAACTCTACGTTAGGGGAGATTTGATTCTCTAAATAATCTGACTTATGCAATTGTAAGAAACGAGCGTTGTTTAAAGTAGAGGGTTTAGCATAGATTAATCCATCTAAAACTACTTTATCATATTCAGGTATGTTTAATTCTTCTAAAGTCATCAATTTAAAATTGATTTCTAATTGTTTTCTAAAATTATAAACATCCCCGTACAAACCATGTTCCTCATGTTTGTCATAACTCTTTTGAATAATTTCTTTTAATGTAACTTTTTTATCTCCTGAGATTTCAGGGTATAATTTATTAAGTTTTTTATCACCTAATCCTTTAATACCAGGAACATTATCAGATTTATCACCCATTAATACCTTATAATTGATATAATTTTGAGGCCATAATCCCATTTCATCAAATACCTCTTTTGGACCATAGAATTTCTTCTTTATAGGTGAATATACTTGAATTTTATCATTACATAATTGTAAGAAATCTTGATCGGCTGATACTATAACTGTACTATCAAATTTAGGAGCTAAGTAACCAATCATATCATCAGCTTCTAATTTATCTAAAGTAATAATAGAAATTGGAAGTTGTTGTAAATAGTCTACTAATCTTAACATTTGTTGAGATAATGAAGCTGATTCATCTGCTAAATCATCAAATGAATTCCAATTTGTAATACGTTTTAATTTACGATTGGCTTTATATTCAGGATATAAATGTTTTCTATTTGTAGTGTTACCTTGCCCGTCAAAAACACATATAATTCTTGTAGGTTGTACTAGATTAACTGTATAAGCTAGAGATCTTAAAAACCCTACCATTCCACCAATATGAACTCCTTGAGTATTAGTACTGTTAATAACAGCAAATGATCTCAAGAACATATTCATACTATCTACTAACAAAACCCTGCTATTTAAATGCAGGGCTTCGCTGTTAGTATCTTCTTTTATATTATTTAAAAGATCTTTATAATTCATTTAGATTTCAGATAAATCTACTCCTACAAAGTCAGTGTTTTCTTCTTCAACAATATCAAAATCATCGCTTCCTAAAATAACTGACCATTCTTTAGAGTGTTCTTTTTTATATTTGTTTATCTCATTAGGTGAATTTTTAATAAACCCATGAGCTGTACTTACTATAATACCTTTGGCTGTTACGCCAGTAACGTGATTTTTATCACAAGATACTTTAGTTTTAAGAGCGAATTCAATTTCTTTACCATTTTTAGTAGCCTTTACTTTTTGAGTACCAGGACTAGTTACGTTACCAAAAGTAATAATGAATGAGGCATCGAAAAACATACTATCACCGCCTTTATTCCGTAGTTTTGGCTGAGCCATTGGCATTAAAGCTGGTTCTACCCATACTTTATTTACACAAAGCATAGTATTGGTATAAGATTGTGATTCTTTACGAGACATAATCACTCTCTGATTAATAAAGTTAGCAAATTGTTGAGACATTGCTCCTGCATTCCACATTGGTGAATTAGAGTTTTTTTCAATACTCATTCTACATGGAATTGATCCGATTGAATCCCATAAAAACAATAAATCATAAGGTAAATTCCCTTTCTTTTGCTCGTCTAATAGATCCGCAATAAAAGCAGCTACATCTTCAATACATTGTAAAGACTCTCTATCAGCATATATAAAGAAACCTTTATAGTCTTTATTACCATCTTCATCAACTGTTTCACCTAAATCAAATCCCATTGCTGACCAATGTTCCCAACTATGTTTCATCTCAGTGATAATGATAATTGGTAATACTCCAGTCTTTTGAGCTTCTATAGCGGCTTCAATTAGTAGAGTAGTTTTACCTGTATTACTATGACCTCTTACTAGAGTAATATGACCTTTAGGAATACCAGGCATTTCTAACATTTCAGAAACAGGTTCAGAAAACTTGATCCAAGCTTGTGGTTTAAAATTAGAAGTACTTTGTCCTAGATTTTTTCCAGCTTTAAATTTATCAAGTGAAAAAGTGCCAGTAATGGCCTTTCCGACTTTACCGGAAAGGCTATCTGTTTTTTGTTTGGCCATAAATTAGTTAAATAAATCTTCGAATTCGTCTTCGGCGATTGTTTCTTTAGGTTTTAAAGCAAATGCTTTATTAGCTTGAGGAGCTACTGCTTTTTCAGTTTTTGGTAATGCTAAAAATTGATCACCAGCTTCTTCAGTTTTTTCTGCTTCTTCTGGGTTTAACCATTCTGTTAGGAATTGTTTAATCTCATCAAAAGTGTATTTTTTACTAAATGAAGCAGGATCTGGTTGAACTTCTAACCATTTAGTTAACTCATCATTATCATTACATAATGGTGTAGTTTTAAGAGCAGGCATAATACGAGATTTATTATAATCTGTACCTGTAGTTTCTGGCCCTACTGTTTCTACTTTCATATCTCTACCTTCCATGATATCGGTAAAATCTCCAATATCTTCATCTGCTGCAAGTGATAGTAATGATTGATAAACTTCTTTACCAAATTCCCAAAGACGTACTCCTTTTTCCTCTTCACCTCTGATAATAACAGGAGCGAAAACTCTCATTTTAGGTTCTAATTTCTTAGCTAATTTCCAGTTTTCAGGTTCTTTAGTTTTACGTAATTCCTTTGCAAATTCAATAATTGGATCTTTTTCACCAAAATTCGAAGGTGAAATAATTGTTCTTTTTCCTATACCATAATGGAAATATAATTCCGTAAATGGGTTTTCAGGATTGTTTTTTGATGGTACAAACCTTACTAAGGCTTTACCAACTGTAGGTTTCCAAAAGCTTAAAGCTTTATCATTGTTCTTCTGACCTCCAGTTTTAGGAGCCGAAAGTTCACTAAGCTTGTTTTGGATCAAGTCTAAATTCATAACTTTTTTAATTTAATGTTAAAACTAATTTGTAATCGTAAATATAATAAGGCTTCCTAAGGAAGCCAAATATTTTTATATTGTTGTTAAATCTCTCATAAAGTAATTATCTTGTAGATTTTAGTATCTAATCGTCTTAATTCACCAGCGTGAGTTAATAAAATGCAATTTTTATAATCAACCCAATTAACAGTGAATGAGTTGTCTAATTTCCCCCCATTTAGAGATTTAATTAAATCATTTAAAGCATTTATAGTGTAAAGAGTATTACTTTCTTTTTTTCTATGAAGTAAAATTGTATTCCCTAATAAATTATTAGACATGTTATTATGGTCTATATTGTAAGTACATACATATTCCTCGGTGGATGTAACATATAAAACAAATATTTTGTTGAATAAAATTTTATATTGTCCCTGTATAGTAGCTAGTGTACTTTCTAACTCTTCTTTGCTAGAGAAAGTACAAAATAATTTGTTCATATAATCTGAATATTCATATGGGTTTTCATATGATTGTTGCAAATAAATATGTGAAGGGGTTGGTAAATGTGTATTTATCATAACTTATTTTAAATTGTTGTAATTTTTTCCATATTTTGCTGTAACTT